CGTCGCCCGCGGCCTTCTCGATGAAGCCGAGGGTCTGCGCCTTCAGGTCGGCCGGGAACCGCTCGGCCTTCCGCTTGATCTCGACGACCAGGTCGGCCGGGTCTGCCGGCTTGTGCGCCTGGATGGCGCCCCAGAGCTCGGCCCAGTCGAGCGGCAGCTCGGCCGGCAGGTCGTAGCGGTTCTTCGCGTCGTAGCTGCCCGTCTTGCGGGTGCAGAGGAAGCGGGTGTCGGTCACGATGGCGCGCGCCTTCCGGCCGTCGACCTTCGACTTGCGCTGCACCACCTCGAACTTGGCGAAGAGGACCGCGTCGGCCCGTTCCTTGATGACGCCGGCCGGCTTCTCGTGGAGCTTCAGGATGTAGCGGTCCCACCCGTCGGACTCCGGGTCGTCGAACCGCTTCACGATGGAGTGCGAGAGGGTGATGACGTTGATGCCCCTGGCGCGGATCCGCTCGAGCCCGGCGATGAGCTTCCGCCACTCCTCCAGCGCCACCACGTTCTCGCCCTTCGCGAAGCCGTAGTCGGTGATGTTGGTCTTGCCGTCTCGCTGGCAGATGTGGCGCCAGATCAGCGCCTCGACGGCGTCCAGGGTGTCGAGGACCAGGGTCTTGTAGCCGTGGGGCTCGAGCTCGATGAGCCGCACCGCGGCCATGAGCTCGTCGAAGCTGGCCGGCATCGTCCGGCCCGCGTCGTCGAAGGTGAAGCGGGTGGTGTCCAGGTTCATCGTGCCCTGCTCGACGTCGATGAAGATCGGGTCGGGCGAGGCGGCCGCCAGGGAGCTCTTGCCGACGCCTTCCTGGCCGTGGATGTGCAGCCAGGCGGCGTGCTCGACGCGCCCCTTCGAGACGCGGGCGAGGGAGAGCTTCGGCGCCGGATTCGGCGCGGGGGTGGGACGGGCGGCGGCGGTGGATGCTGGGAAGGCCATGGTCTCTCTCCTTGGGTCAGGCAGCACTGGCCACGTCGGCCAGCTCGGGGTTGATGGTGGTGAGCTTGCGGTAGCGGGTCTCGTCCTCGATGGAGGCCTCTCCGGTGCAGACCGGGAAGAAGCCGCAGGTCGAGCCGTAGCGGACGCAGGCGTCGGGGTTCCTGGGGAAGCGGCCTGCCACCTCCGATTCGCGGAGCTGGCGCGCGAGCTGCCAGGTGTCGAACGCGGCCTCGGTCATCTCCGCCTCGAGGCGGACCACCTCGGCCCGGGCGTAGTAGCCGGTCGGGTCGGAGGCGATGGCGTCCAGGCACCGCGCCCGGAACTCGTCAGCCGTCTCTGGCCGGGTCTGGAGGACGTAGCCGGAGGCCGAGTCGCCGGTCTCCCGCCACTTCTTCCCGTCCTTGGTCTTCACCCGCGCGCCGCCCTGGTCGAGAACGATCTTGACCCCGGCCTCGTCGAGCAGCGGGACCACGCCCGGGCGCAGCGCCGGCTTGCGGAGCACGTCGTAGATGGCGCCCTCCACGTCGTAGCCGAGCGCCCGGGCGCCGGCGTAGTACGTGGAGATCTGCCCGTCGATGACGAGCCGCTTGAAGTAGTCGCTGCCCGGGGAGACGTCGACGCCGGCGGTCTTGTGCTCGAGGAGGAGCACGCGGCCGGTGGCGCGCTCGCGCACCACGGCGTCGAGCTTGCCGCCGAGCACCCAGGTCCGGCTGGCCGCGCCGGTCTCGGGGTTGAGGAGCGGCGCCTCGAAGGTCCGCTCGACGGCGAGGACCTCGTACCGCTCGAGGTCGTCCTCCCAGCGGGCGACGTAGCCGACGAGCATGGCGTATGCCTTGGCGAACTCGAAGGGGGAGGCGGCGAGCGGCTCCATGGCGGCGAGCGCGGCGTCCAGGTCGCCACCCGACCAGCGGACCTCGAGCCCCTTGTGCTCCATCGTGCCGAGGCGCAGGGCCTCGTCCTCGACGGCGACGCGGTAGCCGAGCAGGTAGGCGAAGTAGTGCTCGCGCTGGCAGCGGCGGCCGCACTTCTGGCGGGACTCGGTGAGGACGGGCAGGGGAGGGTGGTTGCTCACGGCTGGCTCCCGTCCACGCGCTCCTGGTCCATGAGGGCCTCGGCGTAGAACTCGGCCGCGGAGGCCGTCTCGCAGCGGTCACCGCAGTAGATGCCGGGCTCGCCCAAGACCTCGCCGCACTGGGCGCAGCGCTGAGGCTTCGGGGCGGCGCACTCCGAGCAGCGGAGGCCGGCGGTGCTGACCGGCTCGGAGTGGCAGGAACTGCAGAGGTGCGTGGGGTCGGTCATCTGGTCTCTCTCCTTGGCGCCATCCGGCGGCGTCGATGGTTGGTCTAATACCAACCCGGAGAGTTGGCGTCAAGCCAACTCCACGAAGAAATGACGGCACGTCCAAAAAGGCATGGCGGGACGGACACCTACGATGCGTCCGGGTGCGACCGGGCGAGGTGAGACCGGAGCCGCGCCACGTCGGCGGCGACCTCGTCCAGGACGTTGACCAGGTACCTGGCGCCCCTGGTCGGCCGGTCGTGCTCGCCCGCGATGAGGGCCAGCTCGGCGACATGCAGCAGTCGGGTTGAGGTACGGACGACGGCGCGCTTCACCGCGGATTGGGGCGCCACCTTGTGGGTGGCGGCCGCGGACCCCGGAGTACGGGGGGACATGACTGAATGCCTAACATGGCACTCGGACACGCTGGGGCTGAGGGCGATATCGACTACCGCTTCAACGTCACATCAGCGTCGAGAACAGGCCAGCCGGGCGGGGCGTGGAAGAAGTCGGCGACCTGGCCGAGCTCCTCGAGCGAGAAGGACGACCGCGAGCGGCTCATCTTCCTGGACCAGAGATCCTTGGCCATCCCGATCGCGTCGGCCACCTCCTTGTCGAGGAGGGGCGGGTTGGAACGGCTCATCGCCAGCTCGATGTTGGCGCAGGCCCGGGCCATCGAGTAGCGGCTGGCTGGTCGCTTCTTGATCGCCATCAGTCTACCGATCCTAGTCGTTTCGGGCGGTTGAGTCGCGCCAAGAGACTTGGCTTGCGGCCAACCGTGCGAGATGGTAAAAGGCCAACCCATGAAGAAGACGGCGAAGACCAAGGCGCTCGGGGTGGTGTTGAGGGAGCTGCGCAACTTGAAGGGCCTCCGGCTGGACGACGTGGCGCCGAAGATCGGCACCGACGCCGGCAGCCTGTCTCGCATCGAGCGCGGTCACCGAGACCCGTCGCTCAACCAGCTCCGCACCCTCGCCTCGCTCTACGGCGTGGCCGCGTCGAGCCTGGTCGACCTGCCGCCTTCCCGAGCTGCCTGACCCCGTTCCCATTCTCGCGTCCATGAGCCGAGTCATGCCCGAAACACGGTCGTCCAACGAAGTCCAGAACCACTGCACGCGCGGTTGAGACCCTTGGAGGGGGAGATGGCGAGACCAGCGAAGTTCATCAGCGACGCGCAGTTACCGCTGTCGCCCACCATCCAGGACGTCCACCGCGGGCGCGCGGCGCAACTCCGGGCTCTGCTCCACCGGGCGATCACCTCCGGCGCGATGTCCCTCTCCGACTTGGCCGAGGAGACCCGGATCGACAACAGCCAGATCACCAGGATGCTCTCGGGCGAGGCTGGCCTCCGGCTCGACTTCCTCGCGGCCGTCCTCGAGCGCGACCGGGTCGGCGTCTTCGTGGTCGGCCTGGCGGAGCTGCTCGGCTTCGACGCCACCAGGAAGACGCCCGACCTGGCCGCTGAGAACAAGCGGCTGCGCGCCGAGCTCGAGGCCATCCGCGAGGGCGCCGCCCGCTCGCTGGAGGCGCCGGTCAACCTCTGAAGCGCCCTGATAGCAGTCACCCCGATGACTGGAGGTCACCCCCGTGGCCCACCAAACAGAAGAGCAGCACCAGGCCACGCTACAGCGCTCCTTCGCCATCGCCGCGAACGTCTACGCCATGCGGCTGCAGTTCTCGAAGTTCACGCTCGACCGCGAGGGCGCGCCCGCCGCCTACGAGGTCGCTCTCGCCCACCACCAGGCCTGGATGACGATGTCCGGCCTCATCGCTCCGGGGGTCACATGATCCGGGTCATCCTCGCCGCCGCCCTGCTAGGCGCCACCGGCGCATCAACCATCGCCTACCAGCTCCGCGACCAGGTCGCCTACGCGCCCGAGCCACCGACCGCGCGCCCGCAGGCCGAGACCGACTCGGAGATCTTCCTGCTCCACTTCCGCGACTGCATGGACGCCGGCCGGGATCCGGTCGTCGAGCTCGAGGGCGCGGTGGTCGTCCTCCGCTGCCGCCCCGTGCTCGAGAACCTCGGAACGCTCCCCGTCGTCCACCGGAGGACCAGGTGAAGCGGGCGAGAGGCGTCTGCTCGGTCCCGGCGTGCGGCCTGCCGCATAAGGCCAGGGGGTTCTGCGCGAAGCACGGACAGCGCGCCCGCCTGGCAGGGGAACTGGTCCCGCTGGACCGAAGCCCGATGGACCGCTTCATGGCCTTCGTCTCGCCGGAGCCGACGACGGGCTGCTGGCTCTGGGCGGGCGGGTACGCTCCGCAGGGCTACGGGTCGTTCAGCTTGGACGGGGCTGGCCGGCGCGCTCACCAGGTCGCGTGGGAGCTGTTCCGTGGACCGCGCCCGGCCGGACTCTTCGTGCGCCACGTTCGATGCGCCAACCGCGCCTGCGTGAACCCCGACCACCTCGAGTTGGGGGACGCAGCCGAAAACATGGCCGACACGGTGAGGGATGGCCACGCCACCACCGGCCATCGCCAGCCTCGCTCGGTCCTCACTGAGGCGATGGTCGGTGAGGCCCGTCGTCGCGTCCGGTCCGGTGAGCAGATCTCGTCGGTGGCCCGGTCCATCTGCGTCGGCGAGAGAACACTGGCGTCGGCGGTGGCGGGTCGCACCTGGGCATGGCTCACCTCTCCCGAGCCGGTTCGGAGGGCTTCATGATGCAACTCGCGCTGTCGGTTCGTCCCACGTCGGCCATCTGCCTCAAGCAGATCAAGGACGAAGGATTGCTCGGAGCCATGCAGCTCCGCGTCTTCGAGGCGCTGCTGGACCGAGGGCCTATGACGGGCAGGGAGTTGGATGCCTTCCTATCAAGCGATAGCCGAGGGCACGCCCACAAGCGTCTGCCCGAGCTCGAGCGGCTCGGCCTGGTGCGCGTCCTGCCGGCCCGCCAGTGCGTCATCTCCGGCCGCTTGTCGGTCGCCTGGCAGGCGGTGGATGCCCTGCCGTCGGCGCCGGCGGCCCGCCCGACGAAGCTCGAGCGCCTTGTCGACGAGCTCTGCGCCACCTTCGAGACCTCCCAGCTCGCCTGGACTGGTCCCGAGGTCGCCCACCTCATCCGACGCATGGCCGGGACGGTTCGGTGAGCACCTGCCCCACCTGCGGCCACGCCAACCACCAAGGCAACCAGGCGCCCGGGGACCGGACTCGCGCCCTCGTCTGCTGGGCCTGCAGCAAGACCTTCGTCCAGCGCGGCCCGGGCCGTGACCGGGTCACCTGCCGCGATCCGAAGTGCATGAGCCGCCGCCGCACCTACCGGAAGCAGGGTGGTGCTGCGCTTGACCGAATGAGGAACGCATGACCCACCCCGCCATCCTCGAGGAAACGTCCCGCGCCATCGTCGAGGCGCAGCTCCTCCTCGACTCCGACCCCAAGGCCGCCGCAGACCACCTCCTGAAGGCGTGGGGGTTCGCCATGCGCCTCGCCTACCCGCCGCGGGACCTGCGCCTGGTCGAGCGCGCGCTGGCCGGGGAGGGGTAGGGGATGGCCCGCAAGGACATGGTCGAGAGAGCCAAGGACGCCGCGGTCGCGCGGTGGCTTTGGAGCATGGATCGGTACGAGAGCGTGATGGGGTCGCCTATCGAGAAGGCGATGTTCTGGGGCCTGCTGTCCCACTGCGACCTGGTGAGCCAGGACCCGTTGTGTGGCTGCGAGGTTGACCTTCCGGCCGATCTTCCCCACCCAAGAATTTACGGCGCCACCGGCTACGGAGAGGTGTTCGTCCTCGTGCCGCAGATGACGGTTGGAAGATACCGGCTCGACTTCGCGCTCATCCACCTGCGCCACGCCTTCGGCAAGCGGCGCTCCTGCCAACCGATCGCCATCGAGTGCGACGGCCACGACTTCCACGAGCGCACCAAGGAACAGGCCGAGCACGACAAGGAGCGCGACCGCGAGCTCCAGGCGTCCGGCTGGGCGGTGGCCAGGTTCACTGGGTCGGAGATCTTCCGCGACCCAGCGGTGGCGGCAGGGAAGGTCGACTCCATGCTGCACCGGCTCCTTGGGTACGACGACCTCCTGGGGGGCAAGTAGATGGGCCGCCCGGGTCTCTCGTTGGATCGGAAGTTCAAGCGGCTCGCCCGCGCCCTCGACGACATCCAGGCAGGTTTCGGGGAGATGCTGGCCCGGGGCGCGCTCGAGCTGCTCTGGGACTCGGCCTACGAGTCCTGCGAGGACTACGTCGGCGACGTGGACGACGTGGAGGCCCAGGCGCACTGGCGCGGCAAGCGCGGGACGCTGCTGGCGGGGCTCCTTGGGGCGGGCGGTGATGGGCGCTGCGGCTTCATCGAGGAGGGCGGGTCGGAGTGGTGGCCGGAGGGCAAGCCAGGCACCTTCCGCATCCACGATCTTTGGGACCACGCGCCCGAGTACGCCTCCCGGAGAGCCGAGCGTGAGGCAGCCAGGGAGGCAGCCGGAACCACCCTGACCGCCATCCGCTCGGCCGCCGGCAAGAAGGGCAGGGCAACCCAATTAGGCCAGAAGAAGGCAAACGGAGAGCAAACGGCGGACCACGGTCCGGCAAACGGCGAACAAACGGACGCCGCTTGCTCGGGTGAGGCGGGCAAAACGCGGGCAAAAGTCGCAACCCCCACACCCACACCCGCTCCCACACCCACACCCACACCCGCACCCGAGCAGCAACAGCCCGCCGCCGCCCCGGTCAGCTTCCCGGGCCGGGACCAGGTCTTCCGCGAGAAGTACCCCGCCACGGCCGCAGTCATCGACGCCTCCGGTGGCCAGTTCGCCTTCCCGGCAGCCGCCGAGACGCGGGCAACCATCGAGTGGGGGTTGGCCACCACCGGGGTTGAACGTGGCCTGGCTGCAGCTCGCCGGTCCTACGCGAGGACGCCCAAGGAGCACCTCGGCTGGCACAAGGACGCCATCCTCGCGGAGGCCGCCGCCCCAGAGACCCCGCCAGCGCCCCAGCTCTTCGTCCTCGACCTGTCGTGGATCGACCAACTCCCCGAGCCGCGGCGTGCCGCAGCCAGGGCCGCCTGGTCGGCGAAGCAAGCCGAGGTCGAGATCACCTTCGACGCCTCCGCCGTGCCTCGCATCCTCGCCAGCTCGGCCGAGGCGCTGCGTCTGGACCTCACCCGACAGCCCAAGGAAGCCGCCCTGTGACCTTCTTCGAGTTCGCTCTCGCCTTGCTCGGCCTCTCCGGCCTGCTCGTCATCGGCCTCGTGGTGTTCTCCTCGATCGACGACGACCCGGGCTCGCTGTCACCACCCGAGCGCCCGATCGACTTCACGCGGAGCCGTCGGTGAGCATCGCCTACGTCGTCCCGGTGAAGCCCATCGGCCAGAACCGCAACGGCGCACGCACCGGCCCCTGGACGAAGACCACGGCCCAGCGCGACTTCGCCACCGCGCTTGCCGTCTACGGCCACCAGGCTCGCCAACGGGCCGGCTGGGTGACCACCACCGCTCCCGTCCAGGTCGGGATCCGCATTTACTTCCAGTCCGAGCGGCCCGACACCGACTCGCCGGTAAAGGCCATCCTCGACTCGCTCGAGGTCTCGCGTCCGAAGCTGCGCCGGCCCGGCGCCGGATTCCTCGCGAACGACCGCCAGGTCCGACGCTACGTCGTCGACCGCCTGATCGACGCCAAGGAGCCGCGCGTCGAGATCGAGATCCGCGGCTTCTCATCGCCCTGCGACTGGGACCAGGCATGACCTTCCTCGAGCAGCACCCGCCCGAAGAGCAGCTCGACGACGGCCCAACCCCCCCCCCTGCCGCTTCCGTGCCGGAGGCACCCGTGAGCCACGATCCGGTCACCCTCGACACGCCGTTCCGATGCACCCAGTTCGCGTGTCTCCTCACGGTGAAGGCCTGCATCCGGCGTCAGCAGGAGACCCGGCGCAAGGCCGGCAAGGGCGGAGCGAACAACCCCGTCCCCGTCCACACCCACTGCGCCGGCGGCACCTGCGAGCAGGGCAACACACACCGCGCCGCCTTCCCCGAAGCGACGTTCCAGCAGCCCGACCCCCGCCAAGCCCCGCGCCTCGACATCATCCGCGCGGTTGAGGAGAAGACCATGCCGAAA